GTGTTTAATGATGTAAGCACATACATAGCCGGTGAACAAACTATCGAAGCCTGGAATAGTATCGGTAATGGTCTATTATCACCTATCGAGAAGGGTTATTTAAAGAGCAGTAATATAACACCTAATGTTATAAATCGTGCAAAGCATAATGCTAAAAAGATAACACCTGATGTTATAAAACATGTAGATCGGAATAACACAAAAGATAACACTAGATGTTATACCAGTAGTGCAGAAAAGATAACGTCAGATGTTATACATAACTCTAATAATATAACTATAAATAATAGTATAATAGAAAATGCAAAAGAAATGACAAAAAGATATGCAGACATGCTGGATGCTATCATGGGAACACGAGGAAGCTGGAGATGGGATATGAGGCAAGAGGCAATGGCAGAAGAGATAGCCAGGATGGGAATATCAGTAGATCAGTTTAGTAGTACTGTTGAGAAGATACTGAAGTACAAAAGGAAAGAAGGAATACAACCACCTTACACGCTTAGTTACTTTAAGTCTGTGTTTACTGAGAAGAAGCCAGCTACTACTGTAAAAGACCTAACCAAAGCATTGACCAGGAGCTTTAAATTATAAATATACAAAACCTAGACGTTGATCTAGAATGTGTACAACTAGGATAACACGCATGATTACACGCAGAAAAAAAGAGTATGTGCCGGGTCAAAAAAGCGACCCTTGGGGGGTGGTACCCGTCTGCGTACTAGAGGGGCTATCACAAAATTATTTTCCATTTTTTCATAAGGAGTAAAACAAATGGCAAGTTTAAACAAAATATTATTAATAGGAAATTTAGGAAAAGATCCTGAGTTCAAAGAGTTTCCCAATGGAGACAAGATAGCTAACTTTAGTTTGGCTACGTCTGACAAATGGACTGACAAGGTTACCCAGGAGAAGAAGGAGCTAACGCAATGGCATAGAGTTGTTGTTAAGAACAAGAACATAGTCAAGGTTGTTGAGAGCTACGTTAAGAAGGGTACGGCTGTGCTTGTAGAGGGTAAGTTAACCTATAGGAAGTTTACAGCTAGTGATGGTCTAGAGAAGATGAGTACTGAGATTGTTATAGGACCATTTGAAGGTAACTTAACATTGATGCCTGGTAGTGATACCAGCAATTCTAAGTTTAGCAGTTTCGCTGAAGATATAAAAAAGGATGATAAATTAGATGACGAAATCCCCTTCTAAAAAAAGAGTTGTTCCTAAGATGGGTAATCTTGGTGGTGTTCGTGAGATCTCCAAGAAGCTAAAAGGTTCTGATGTAATCTTTGAGAATAGAGAACAGATAGCTGAAGCTTTGATGGGATTAGCGACTGCCAAGATAACTGACATTTTAGATTGGGATGATGAGGGTAATGTCCAGGTTATGAACCCTAGAGATATACCGGAGCATGCGTTGCAGTCTATTCGGAAGATCCGAGCTGTTCCGGTTGGTGATAGTGGCAAGATGCAGTTAGAGGTTGAGATGATTGATAAGGTGCGAGTGTTGCAGATGGTTGCGAAGAGTGCCGGGATATTAGATCGAACTCCTGAAAGTGAGAAGCCGAGTGTAATTGAAATTAACATGGTAGGACCTAAAAATGGAAAAGCCTAATGCGATGAATCTAGACTTTAGCACCTCGCCTAATGTGTGGAAGTTTTTACAAGATAATAGTTTTGTTCGTGGGATTATGGGTCCGGTTGGATCGGGTAAGAGTTATGCGTGTTGTGCTGAGATATTTAAAAGGGCTGTACAGCAAAAACCTAGTCCGAAGGATGGTATTAGGTATTCGAGGTTTGCCGTTGTTAGAAACTCTTATCCCATGCTTAAAACGACTACGATTAAAACTTGGCTGGAGTTATTCCCTGAGAATATTTGGGGCAACTTGCATTGGTCACCACCTATCACGCATCATTTAAAACTACCGGCTAGGGGCGATGCTTCCGGTATTGATTGTGAAGTTATATTTCTTGCGTTAGATCAACCCAAGGATGTTCGCAAGCTTTTAAGTCTTGAATTATCGGGTGCCTGGGTCAATGAGGCTCGTGAGCTTCCGGTTGCTGTTATTCAAGGATTAACTCATCGTGTCGGAAGATATCCATCTATGGCTGATGGTGGCACGACCTGGAGAGGAATTTGGCTTGATACTAACCCTATGGATTCAGATCATTGGTATTATCGATTAGCTGAGAAGGAAACACCTAAAGGAGAGTTTGCCTGGAGATTTTTCAGACAACCTGGTGGAGTTGTAGAGGTGCCGACTGAAGATGTTCCGGCTGAGATACCTGAAGCCCAGGGTTTTATTTCTTCCGGATCTAGATGGTTTAAGGAAAACAAGAAGGCTGAGAACATACACAATCTGCCTAAAGGCTATTATCAGTCGTTATTAGGTGGAAAGAATTTAGATTGGGTGCGTTGTTATGCCGAAGGAAAGTATACTTATGTCCAGGAAGGCAAGGCTGTATGGGAAGAATACGATGACAGCACTATGTCTGCCGAGCTTCAGGCTGTCGAAAATGTGCCGGTACAGATTGGATTAGACTTTGGTTTAACTCCATCGGCTGTATTTGCCCAGCGACTGCCGAATGGTGCCTGGCATGTACTGCATGAGGTTGTAACTTTTTCTATGGGCTTAGATAGATTTGTAAATGTACTCAAAAGTGAAATGTCTATCCGGTTTCCTGGCTATGAATTTATGGTATGGGGCGATCCGGCTGGTGGTGCCAGGGACCAACATTACGAAGTTACCAGCTTTGAGTTCTTAAAAACGCATGGGATACATGCCCGACCTACTCAGACTAATGATTTTAGGGTAAGGCGAGAAGCTGTGGCTATGCCGATGAATAGATTAGTCCAGGGTAAGCCCGGCTTCCTGGTAAATAAGAAATGTTTACGACTAAGAAAAAGTCTTGGTGGTGGATATCATTATACCAGGGTGGCTATCGGTGCTGGTCAGGAAAGATTCAAGGATAAACCTAACAAGAATGAACATTCCCATGTCGGGGATGCTTTAGGCTACTGCCTTCTAGGTGGTGGAGAAATGAAACGTATGACGAGAGGAACTATAAGAAATGCCCAACCGGTTATTGCGAGCCAGGAATTTAATATTTTCGCCTAAAAAATTAAAAGATAGGCAGATTGTGAAACGATACCAGGACCGAATATTGGGAACCAGGACTAGCAATGGAAGGAGAATTGTTAATGTTCAACGCAGAAGAACTGATGGGAGTAATGAAACTTGACGGCTATAAAAACCGGATAGTTGCCTTCCAACCTAATCACATACACATGGCACCATTTAGAGATTTTGATCAGGAAATACTAGATGGCTACGGCAGACCACATATCCAGGACTATGCAGTCGATGGATTAAGTTATACGGCAATGTGTGACGGCAAAGTATATGTAATGTTTGGGCTGTATCCACTATGGAAAGGTGTAGCCGAAGCCTGGATGTTGCCGTCTGCCGAACTAGCTGACCGGAAAATGGTGTTTCACAAAGCTTGTTTACGATTTTTTCCCTATGCATCTAAAAAATTAAAGCTTCATAGGATACAAACCTATGTTCGTTCAACCAATGTTCAAGCTGTCAGATGGATGGAAATGATGTACTTTAATCGTGAAGGACTATTGAAGAGATATGGTCCTGATATCAACGACTACTATTGTTATGGGAGATTGTTTTAATGGGTGGTTTATTCGGTGGTTCAAAGCCACCACCAGGTCCTTCTAAAGAAGAAAAAGAAGCTCAAGAGCAAAGAGAAGAAAGAGCCGAAGCTGGTGAAGCTAGAGAAAAAAGAAAAATTGCTTCTAAAGCTAGATCTAGAAGATCCGGTGGTCAAAGGTTATTAATGGCACAAGACAGAGATAATCCGGCTTTAGGAAATGAAATGGGTGACACTACACTAGGTCCAGGAAGAAATCCTAGAGCATGAGGTCATATCCTAGAAATCCTAGAAAACAAAGGGAGAATAACGATGCCGATGGTGACGTACAAGACAGCCAAGGGTCAGAAGACGAAACACTTTCCTTACAGCAAGAAGGGAATGGATCAAGCGAAAAAGATGGCGACTGAAACTGGTGGTAAGTTAAACAAATCTATAAATTCTGCCGGTAAAATGAAAATGAAAAAAGGTAAAGCTTATGCCTAAACATATTTATGATCTTAATCCTAAATTGAAACCTAAACCAAAAACAACAGCTAAACCTAAAGGAAGACCTAAAAGTGGTAGCAAAGAAGTTCCAAAATCCTAAAGGTGGACTGAATGAAGCTGGTCGAAAACATTTCAAAAAGACAGAAGGTGCCAACCTTAAAGCACCAGTTAAAGAAGGTGTTAACCCAAGACGAGTAAGTTTTGCTGGAAGGTTTGGTGGAATGAAGGGTCCAATGAAAGACGAAAAAGGTAGACCTACAAGAAAAGCTTTAGCTCTAAAAGCTTGGGGATTTAGAAACGAAGAGAGTGCAAGAAACTTTGCGAATAGGCATAAAAAAGCATGACAAAATTAAAACCTAGCGAATTAAAAAAACGATACGAAAATGCCAGCCGTCATAAAGATAATTGGCGATCTATTTACGAAGATGCGTATCGATATGCTTTGCCAATGCGTAATTTATACGATGGTTATGCAGAAGGTAATGTTCCTGGGCAAGACAAGATGGCAAGAGTTTTTGATTCCACAGCCATACAGTCTACGCAAAAATTCGCTAACCGATTGCAGTCGGGTGTTTTTCCACCACAAAGGGAATGGTGTAGACTTATGCCTGGGGATGAGATCCCTGACGAAAGAGAAGTAGAAGTTCAAAGAATATTAGATGACTACGGCACTAAGATGTTTGCTGTCATGCGACAATCACAATTTGATATGTCTATGGGTGAGTTTTTACTGGAGCTTGCTATCGGAACGGCTGTCATGCTTATACAGCCAGGTGATGAAGTACAGCCAATAAGATATACTTGTATACCTACATTTTTAATCTGCTTTGAAGAAGGACCATTTGGCAAAGTAGAAAACGTATACCGAAAAATGAAACGACCATTTAACGTACTAGATCAAGAGTTCCCGGATATGAAAATATCTCAGGCTATGAGGTCTAAGTATGAAGGCAACGATACTGAAATGGTTGATCTTATTGAAGGCACATACAAGGATAAATTAACTGGTAATTATTGTTATCAAATTATTGATGAAGCTGGACAAGAAGAGCTTGTTTACAGAGATTTAAAATCTTTTCCTTGGGTTATAGCCAGGTATATGAAAGCATCCCAGGAAAGATATGGAAGAGGTCCGGTGTTGACTGCCCTTCCCGACATTAGATCATTAAACAAAGTCAAAGAACTTATATTAAAATCTAGTAGTTTATCCATAGGTGGAGTTTATACGGCTAGTGACGATGGAGTATTGAACCCAAGTACAGTGCGTATTGTACCAGGTGCAATTATTCCGGTTGCTAGAAATGGTGGTCCCCAAGGTGAATCTCTAAAACCTTTACCTAGACCTGGTGATACACAACTTTCACAGCTAGTAACTGGTGAGTTAGTTGCCTCTATCAAAGCTATATTGATGGATGAAAGTCTTCCACCGGATACTATGTCGGCTAGATCTGCATTAGAAATATCTGAACGTATGAAACAATTATCTCAGAACCTGGGTGCCAGTTATGGCAGATTGATAAATGAAACGATGATACCGGTTGTTAAGAGAACTTTAGAAGTTATGAATGATGTAGGTATGATTGAGCTACCTCTAAAGGTCAATGGCTTGCAAGTAAAGATTGCACCGACTGCCCCACTAGCTATGGCACAGAACATGAGCAAAGTAGAAGAAACACTTAATTTTATGCAGATAACTGCACAAATGGGTCCTCAAGGACAAGTCTTCTTAAAACAAGACAAACTAATAGATTACATTGCTGACCAAATGGGAGTGCCGGCTGAGTTAAGAACAACACCGGAAGAAAGAGAGCAGTTAATGGAGCAAGCCATGCAAATGGCACAACAACAAGGGCTAATAAATGAACAAGCAGAACAACCAGTTGAGGTCAATCAATAGTGAAGGATGGGAAGGATTAACTGATTTAGAAGTTGATAACAAGCCACCGGAAGCCTCAGAACTTGATAAAAATTTTTTTAGAACATTTCAAACCGAAGATGGTGAGAAAGTTTTACAATATCTCAAGACATGCACAATAGATCAACCTACCTGGACACCAGGTGCTGATGCTTCTCATGGATATTTACGAGAAGGTCAAAATTCTATCATAAGAGAAATTATCAATAGACTAAGGAGATGTAACAATGGCTGAAGACAATCAAGGCTTAATGGCTGGAATGGAAGCTGAAATTAAAGAAGAAGAAATACAAGATCAAGGCATGGCTACGGCTAATCCAGGTGATGTTGTAGAAGGTGAAGACATTGAAGGTGTAGAGTATGAAAGACCTGATGAGTTTCCCACTAAATTTTGGGATGAAAAAGAAGGTCCTGATATTGAGAACCTGGTTAAAAGTTACAACAATTTAGAAAAGAAACTAAGTGAAGGCAGACCAAAAGCACCTGAAGAGTATGATATTACTGCCTTAGAAGGTGTAGATTCAGAAGATCCATTGCTAAAAGACTATACTGCCTGGGCTAAAGAAAATGGTGTTCCTCAAGAAGCTTTCTTAGATCTAGCTAAAAAGTTTGTCGATATGGGTTATCAATCAGAACAAGATGCCAAGTTAGATACAGAAAATGAACGCAAGCTATTAGGTGAGAATGCTAACGAAATTATTCAATCTAATATTAACTGGGGCAGAGGTTTAGTTTCTAAAGGTATATTTACCGAGCAAGATTATTCAGAGCTTGAAGTTCTAGGTGGTACTGCCGGTGGTCAAAGATTGATGCAGAAACTTAGACAGATGCAAGGTGAGAAAGAAATACCAGTAGTAGCTATTGCCGGTAATCAGTTAGACAAGGAAGAATTATTTGCCAGGGTAGCTGATCCAAGGTACCAATCTGACCCAGCATTTAGAAGGCAAACCGAGAAAATGTTTGAAGAAAATGTGCCTGGTTAGCTGTACAAAATCTAGTTGTGTAATCTAGTATTTACAAACTATTTTATTTTTGATACTAATTAAGTGATCGATAACTCCCATGAGCCGATCTGACTAGGGATAATTCTCTACGTTGCTAGACGTTCTAGTAGTCGAAGGTCGGATTTCCGGTAACCAAAGGCGAATTAACTTTAACCTTTTGATGGAGAGCTTTAATGGCAACCACTCTAAGTAATGCATTCATTACTTTATTCGAGGCAGAGGTTCACCAGGCTTACCAGGCAACTGCAACTTTGAGAAATGTTTCTCGAATGAGATCAGGTGT